TAGAAGCAGATGACATTATTGCTTCATTAGTATTACAATCTCAAGAGTTTGGTTTAGGTGAACCAATGATGATTGTTTCCTCTGATAAAGATTTTATTCAATTACAAAAATTTAAAAATGTCAAACAATTTAGTCCTATACAAAAGAAAATAGTAAAGGACAATAACCCTAGAACTTATTTGTTCAATCATATAATGAAAGGCGATACCGGAGATGGTATTCCTAATGTGTTATCTGACGATGATACATTTGTGACTGATAAAAAACAAACCCCATTACGAAAAACTAGAATTGCTGAATGGTTAGAAAATTCAGATAATTTAAGAAATGTAATGGAACATGAGACGTTTCGTAATTATCAACGAAACAAAAAGTTAATTGATTTGACGGAAGTCCCAGAAGACATCCAACAAAACATTATATATAATTATAACGAGCAAAAAGTTGCTATGAAAATGAAAGTATTGAATTACTTAATTAAAAAGAGATGTAACCAATTGATTGAAGTTGTGGAGGAATTTTATAACAATGAAACTATTAGTATCTGAAGTATTAACAAAGGCGAATAAAGTCGCCAAAAGAGAAGACAGAATTGCGTTCTTAAAAGAACACGATTCACCTGCATTAAGGGATGTAATCAGAATCGCATATGACGATGATGTAGTATCTCTCCTACCTGTAGGGAAACCACCTTATAAAGAAGATGATGCACCTGAAGGTCATGCACCAAGCAGTCTTTATAAAGAATTTAGACAATTTAAATATTTTTTCAAAGGAGCTATCGCAGATAAGCTAAAACCTATGAAAAGAGAAACCCTATTTGTCCAGCTTTTGGAAAGCATTCATGCATCCGAAGCTAAGTTACTCGTCAGAGCAAAAGATAAGGATATGAAAAATATCCCTGGAGTAACGAAAAAACTTTGTCAGGAAGCATTTCCTGGTTTGATTGCAAAGTAAGTCTATATTATGAGTATTTTAACTATTACAAGGAGTATAATTATGAATTGTCAATCGGTTGAACGTCTCAAAAAAGATAGGAAAGAGACTTTATACTATCGTAGAAAATTACTACAAAAAGGGAAAAACGCAATTGCGGCCAGACTCATGAAAAAAATCGCGAGGATGGACCAAGATATTGCTGATATGAAACAAGTAATAAATTCTTAGGAGGGATTTAGGAATGTACAGATAACACTGTACATTCCACTAAACTTGTGGTATAATAACTATATTATGAATATATTTGTACTAGATAATGACCCAGTAAAAGCAGCACAATTACAGTGCGATAAACATGTCGTTAAGATGATTGTGGAATCTGCTCAAATGCTGTCAACTACTCACAGAATGTTGGACGGCACCGAAATGAAAAAGCCTTCAAAGTCTGGAAAAACAATGGTGAAATACTATGAGTTACCAGATGAACGAGAGGATATACTTTACAAATCAGTTCATTTCAATCATCCATGCACTGTTTGGACGAGGGAAAGCTGTTGTAATTATTCATGGCACTATGAGCATTTTATTGCACTTTGTGATGAGTATAAATATAGGTATGGTAAAACACATTCAACGGATAGTAAGTTGAGAGATATTCTAAGTAAAATCCCAACTAATATCAACAGAAATGGCGGAATGACAATGTTCAAACTAGCCATGAAAGCAAGTCCAGAATGTGTGGTACATGGATTAGGGGGTACAGATGCAGTCGAATCCTACCGTAATTTTTACCAAACAAAGCAAGCAAGGTTCAGTATGGTCTGGACCAAACGCAAAATACCGGAGTGGTTTAATGCCAATATATGATTTTGAAAATCAGAACGACAAGAAAATTGAAACGCACATGATGAAAATTGCCGATAAGGTTCAATTTCTTAAAGACAACCCACACTTAAAGCAAGTAATTCTTAAAGCACCAGGAATAGATTATGACGGTGGAAAATCCGTTTTAGGTAGAGCTGGTGATGGATGGAAGGAAGTGCAAGACAAAATTAAAAGTAATTTACCCCCAAGTCTTAGAGATAATATTAAAACAAAGTAGGAGTAATAATGAAAAAATTATATAAAAGATTACATAAATTTATGAAATGTAGTCGAATCCAAAATGTTTGGAGAACCATGTTGAGATGAAATTTTTACACGAACCAATTGCATTAGGTTATGATGACTTAATTGCAGAGAGTACTGGAACAGGTAGAATATACAAAGACCCAGAAGGAAAAGAATATCCATCGGTCACAACTGTATTAAAAATTCTATCTGAAGAAGCAATCCAAAAATGGAGAGCTCGTGTTGGCGAAGAAGAAGCTAATAGAGTATCAAGGATTGCAAGCTCCCGCGGTACAACGGTTCATAACATTATAGAAAAATATATAGCTAACGACCCTGATTTTATCAAGGACGAAATGCCTCATAATATACAAACATTTAAAGATGTACAACCCATCTTAGATGAATGTGTAACTAAAGTATATTGTCAAGAAGCACCACTATTTTCTAAACATTTAGGTTTAGCAGGAAGAGTAGATTTGGTCGGACAATGGAAAGGTGTAGATTCAATCATTGATTGGAAAACATCTAGAAAACTAAAAAAGAAAGAATGGATATCCAATTACTTCATTCAATGTTCAGCATATGCAATTATGTGGGAAGAGAGAACTGGCAGACCAATTAAGCAATTAGTTGTTTGTATTGCTGGAGACGACGGCCCACAAGTTTTTATCGAGGACAGAGATAATTGGACCAAAACTTTAGTAGATACAATTGCAGAATATAAAAGAAGGAAATTTTTTGGGAGGTAAAATATGAATCATTTACTTAAAGCGTTAATCGCTAAATTGCAAGGTGAAATCGAAGTAGCTAAAGCTAATGTACTTGTTTATCAGCGTAACCCAGCTGGTATTGGAGAACATAGCGATATAGTAGAAACTATAGAAAAAGAAGTTGCTAAGATTGCTGAGGCAGAAGATAAAATAGAATCTATAATTAAACATTTTAGTTAATTATGTTAAAGTGGTTAGAAAAACATGAATCAAAAGGCACTATAGGAATTACCTGTGGTGCCTTCGATTTACTCCATGCTGGTCATATTACAATGTTGGCCGAAGCAAAAAATGAATGTGATTACCTCGTAGTTGCATTACAAAACGACCCTTCATGGGATAGGGATTCAAAAAATAAACCCATACAAACATTGGTAGAAAGACAATTACAATTAGCTGCTGTAAGATATGTCGATGATATAATCGTCTATAATACAGAAGATGATTTAAAGGATGTCTTTTTATCATTACCAATCGATGTTCGTATTATAGGAAGTGATTACCTAAATAAGGACTTTACGGCTAAAAATATATGCGATGAACGCAATATTCGCATACATTATAACAGTCGAGACCATTCATTTTCATCATCTGAATTGAGAAACCGAATACCTAAAGGCTAAAAAACATGCATGTTTTGGAGACAAAACACTGTACAAATGAGCTTTAAGTTGGTATAATATACATATAATAATTTAAAAGGAGTGAAAATGAAGTTATTACAAACATTAAAAACCAACGGTCTTCTAGACAAAGACTTTCTTGAGGTAACAATCACAACACTAGTAGCATTACTAATTGGAGGTGCGTTATAATGAGAACGGATATGATAGAAACCGGTGACACAGTTCTTTATAAGAACGAACAAGGTCAAAGAGTTCAAGCTTTTATTAAAAAGCTTAGCAAAGACCACATGCTTGTAAGACCATCAACAATAGATTTTGAGTATGCTGGAGGCGACGTCTTTTCAGATGAGCGTTACCCAGAAGTTAAACTCACTGAAAATATGTTTGACGACATATCTTTAGAAATTTGGTCAGACGGCAGAGGATGCGACAACTCTGCAATCGGAGTGAGCGGATGTCACGAACCTTGGAAACAAGTTTGGATAACATTTTCAGAAGTAGCTTAATATAGGAGAACATTATGGCAAGAATAGAAATTGCAATCGCTAAGTTAGATGCGATGATTGAAAAAATTGAAAAGCTAACCGAACAAGTGGAAGAACAAAAACATACTATTGATAGGATTGAAAGTCTTACAGACGAATTAGATAATAGACTATAATTACTTATAAATAGTAACATGAAAAAGTTTAACGAGTTTTTGGCAGAACGGGCTGGTAAAGGCCTGACCATCTTTGACATTGATGATACAATGTTCGTATCAAAAGCTCGTGTTAGAGTTATTAATAAAAAATCTAAAAAAATAAAAGAACTAACTCCACAAGAATATAATTCTTACAAGCTCGGAAGAGATGAAGAATGGGATTATGGCGAATTTAAATCGTCAAAAATATTTTATCAGACTGCAACGCCTATTGCACGAATGATTCAGAAAGCGAAAGCAATAATTAGTAATGCAACTAAAAAAGGTTCAAAAGTAATTATAGTCACAGCAAGAAGCGACATGGACGATAAAAAATTATTTCTAAAAACTTTTGAAGCTCATGGTATATCAATGAAAAATGTGTATGTCGAAAGAGCTGGAAATATGGGTGGTAAAAATAGCGCAGCTAATAAATCAATCATATTTAAAAAGTATTTAGAAACAGGCGAATATGCAAGAATTAGATTATTCGACGACCACAAGGAAAACTTACAAGCATTATTAGACTTAAAAAGAGAATTTCCCCAGGTTGAATTTTTTGCATACTTAGCCGATTTGAAAGGTAGTATAAAGCGAGTAAAATAGGAGAATATTATGCCAGTAAAATTTAAACCAGACCATGTATCAGTAGAACGAGGTACTGGAAAGAAAACTATTCAAAGGTTCTATATTAGGAATACACCTAAAGAAGAGCTTTTTGAAACAATTAATAAAAGTAATACTAAGCCAAAGCTAAAAGTAAAGTGCATTAATGAACTTAACAGACGAGGCGTAAGTATAGAATGGGTAAACAAATAGCATCATTTTGGAGATTATGGGCAAAAAGCTTAGGAGAAAAAGCTGGAGTCAATAATAAGGAAGCTAACACAGTTGCAGTATTCAGAAGCGTTATTGTATTAGTTAACTTCATAACATGCTTTTTTATTATAGCAGGAGTAATACACAATTGGTAGGAGAATGTAATGCCAGAAGATTTTAAAATAAATGCCACGGTTGGCAATAAATCACTTAATCATGGTAGTAAGCAGAAAGTAACGTGTGTATATGGACAAGAGCCACCAATCGATGTTAGAAGAGATTCTAAGAGAATAAAAAGACAACAAGCTGAAGGCGGTAAAGGCGACTTTAGAAGAGCTGGGCCAGGCGATATGCAAAAATATCGTGATGGTTGGGATGCAATATTTGGAAAAAATAAATGAGTAAATGGCACGGCGGTAAAGGGTCAAAACAAAGACCTACTGATGCAGAAAAATATAACGATAACTGGGATAGAATTTTTAATAAAGGCAAAGGCGAAAGAGCAAACTGGTATGGAGAAGCGGATAAACTCAAAGAAGAAGACAAAGGTGAGATACCACAAAATTCTTTTCGACCTGGATAAACCATTTGGCCATAAAGTTCAAAGGGATAGAAGTAAAACTATACCTAGGAAACATAAATATAAGAATATAGAGGAATAAATATGAGCATAGATTTAGATAAATTTGATTTTGGATTTACTGCTGTAGATGAAGATGAATTGGAGGCGGTGCAGGCCGTTAAGACCGAAGCATCAACTGCATCATTAACTGCATCTGAAACAGAAGAAAAACTAAACAAATTGTATAATGCTATTTTACCACTATTAAGCAATTTAAAATTAAACCCAGAAAAGGAATATATTTATTGGCCTAATAGAGTAGAAAAAGTAGAGCAATTTGAAGACTTAATCTCAGGAATTGTAAAATGACAATTGCACCATCAGGTAATGCCATAGGAGTACAAGACGCTGGTACTAATCCATCAATTACTGCACAAAGTACATTTTGTACTGGTACTATTACTATAGGCACTGCAACATATAAATTAAGAACAGGAATACACCATGCTAGTCCATTTGGAAGTGGTTCAACTTCAGGTTATGAAGGTATAGGTGGTTCCGTATATGGATATTCAAGTCCAAGTGGTACAGGTAATATATCATATACTTTAAATAGTACTGGTGCATCTGCTGGTATACCATTATGTTATACAGGAGATTGTAGAAGTACTTATGGTTATACTGGAGCTGGAAGTATTACTGGCCTTTTTCCTCAATGGAAAACCGGAAGTATTACATACACAAATGTAACCATGGGTTCGTATATGAGCTCAGCCTCGTTTGGTTCATGTAATAATACAACCTGGACAGCAGATGATGGCTCAACTTATGAATTAGTACAATTGATGTGGATGAAAAATACTCAAACTTCTGGAACATTTCCAAACGTAGGTATTCCAAATCCATTTCAAGGCCAAGAACAAACTGGCGATGATAATAGTAATTATATATTTGTAGCATATAAAAGAACTGATGCAGATTATACTGGAGGCCCAGCATTAGCAGAAGTTACTATTGGCGGCATTACAGTAAAGCCATTTCTTTATAATGTTCAAACTGCATCTCCAACCACCTATGGCTCATCTGGTAATCAATACGGCTTAATTTATGGTTGGTATGGATTTACTGATTCACAAATAGATGGTTTAGGAACTTCAGGAACTATAAACTTTACTATTAAAGGTTTAACTACTACTAATACTTTCAATAATGGAATTGCTGAAGAATTTGGTGGTAATGATAGTGCTGATGTTAAAATGTCAGATTATTATAAAGGCGGTACTTTAGTAACTAGTAATGTTACTGCATCAATTCCATCAACAGGTAATCCAATTAGTGTAAGTGATTTTATAGGCGCAACACAAGCAGATGCTGGATTTTTTAATACAACTTATAATTCGGACACTTCAACAGCACAAATATATACAGGTACATACATAAATGTAAGTGGATATAGAAACGGAGATACAAATACAACTACGGATTCACTTAAAACACATACTGGTACTGGAGAAGATTCACAGATACCTACAACAACATTTACTTCACCAAATGGATTTCTAGGATTAACATCACGAACATTTACTATAACACAGCTGTCAGTAAATGCAATTGATAATGCTAGTTCATTCGAGTATAGTTTGGGATATGTTTATGATAACTTTTACTTAACATTAAGAAGTGCTGGTGATTCTACAGGTAGCGGAATGTCTAATACCGGGTGGACTGATTTGCGTTTTTGGACAGGTAGCGATAGTTATAGTAGCCCAACACTTATACTTACAAGAGCTAATACGCAATTTGCTGCAAATCCCTCATACTTTGCAGGGTCAGGAGATAATTATACATCCGTAGCTATTAATGCTACTGCTTCTCAAGTTGGAGGTGGTTTAAAATCTGGATTAACACAAGGTGATTATTCGGATATATTCGGTACATCAACTGCTTCATACAGCAACCCTGAATGGAATTTTGCAATAACTTAACCTATATATAATATATAACAAAACGGAGATATAAATGTTTTTTAGAAAAAATGAAGATATTAACATTGAACAACTAAAAGAAACTTTAAAAGTAGATGAAGGAGTCGTATATGAAATTTATAACGACCACCTTGGTTATCCTACATTCGGTATCGGCCATCTCGTCTTGGACGGAGACCCAGAACATGGGGAGCCGGTGGGCACTTCAGTCTCAGAGGATAGAGTTGATGAGTGCTTTGAAAAAGACGTAGAAACAGTAATTGAAGATTGTAAAAAATTACATGATGGTTGGGATGGTTATCCTGAAGAGGTAAAACAAATCATTGCCAACATGATGTTTAATATGGGACTTACAAGATTAAGTAAGTTTAAGAAACACAATGCAGCTTTAACCTGTGGAGACTGGAAAGAAGCAGCCGTCGAAGGTAGAGATTCAAGATGGTACAAGCAAGTAACAAATCGTGCAGAACGATTAATGACAAGACTCGAAGCAGTTTAGTGTACAACGAGTCAAACATTCCCCAGTCGGAGCAAAAATACATCGGATGGTATTGGTGCTCCGACCGCAAAGCGTTCTATCGCTGGTCAGAATTCATTATAAAATCCTAATTTTAGGATAAAAAATCTTATAAATAAACACGTATGGATGAAGTGTTTAGACTAATTGCCGATGTCGGCGCTCCGATAGCAG